CTCAACCAGTTCCCGCCGATCAAAAACGCCCGTCACGGAGTCCGCAACGAGCGTCGGTTCGATGTATCGGCCTTCAAGGTCAGTTATGATTGCTTCTTTCATACCTTTTCACCCCCAACATAGAATGAGAATGATTCCAAATAAATAAATCTGCGTGTATTTTCCATCGTTATTCTAATACTCCCGCCGTTTCCGATATCAACCGCATAAGGCTGTATATCTTGGGGGCTGCTATAAGTTACAGTTGGCACCCCTATTACTCTGGATGGACGGTACTGTATTGGCAGTACAAAGATGTCCGTACCCACTGCCTTGGCAGCTTCGGAACTGTCTAAAGTTCCTCTAAAGTGAACAAAACCAAAAGCATCCTTTGCATACTGCACAGGGCGACCCGGGACAGACTTCCACCCGTTTAGCAGAGTGGCTGTTATCCATTCAAGAGGAGCGTTCAAGCCGCTTGTGATACTATTCAACCTAACCTCCGAGACACTTAACCGACGCTGCACATCGCCCACATCCTGCACCAAGTCCGATATAGCCCCGCGCAGGTTCGCAGCAACAGTGCCGCTGATTGGAGCCGCCAGCATTGGATCAAGCATCGTATAGGTGACGTGATAGACTGCGGTTGGGTCGAATCCAGCCCCGCCATACCAGATTGCGCGCTCTTTGCCATACGCCTGGCTAACAACCTGCCTTATCCATGACGAGTCTACCGAGTTATTTCGATGGATGGCAAGTATTTTATCCGTCTTGTTCCTCAATCGGGAGGCATCTTCTCCTGGCACACTCGAATTTATGAGGATGTCATTAGCACTTGTTCGCACAGGATTCGCCCGTTCCCGAATCACAATACCGCTTCCAACCTCGATCATGTTCGATCCTGCCGTGAGTGTCGCTCCCAATCCGTAATTCCGGACGGGTTCGACGGTTGGCTTCGCCTTCAGGTATTGGAGGCGGTATGGCGTGTAATTCTTTGCCATTTCTGTTGGTAACGATGTTTGCATGTCTCCGTTTGTCAGTATGTTAACCCACCGTTTTTGATCGATTGGTTGCGTCCCATCCCACGGGTCTAATTTCTGTGTCTCATTGTTCCACCAACCGATCCGCCACCCCAAGAAATACGCCTTAATCTCTTCAGGTTCTGGATTGTAATCCTGTCCCCATCCGCTGTCGGTGTTGGCTACAGTAATGTGCAAGCCGTTTTTGTATAGCAAAACACTGTCAACTTCTTGTATTCCAGCAGCCTGAGACGTTTTCAACATTTTGCCGTCAAACTTCGTGGCATAAACATTAAAATCAATTCCATTGATAGAGCCGTCCCTGTAGTAAACCAACTTTGCTCCAGGCTCTACATTCGGGTCTGTGCCCCAAGGCTTGGTCTGCGTCAAGTCGACTTTACCCCACGGCTCCAGCACATACGGCAACCCATCGTCTCCCATAAATAGCGTATCGGGATTGCTGCCGTCTACCGGATGAGCGGCGAGCTCCGTTTCGAAGGCGAGCATGCTGCGTTGCTGTGGAACGAAGGGCTTCGGATCGGTGCCGGGAACAAGCATAGGATTCTTTACTTTAAATGAGCCAGTAGCTGACATATTGCCAAAGAAAACGCCAATATACTTGGTATCGTCGCCAATTTCAATGGTTGCTCCTGAACCAATTTCATGTTGCCGTATCGGTATGGCATCAATCGCCGCCTGCTCATTGAAATAACACTTTACATCTGTCCCCATGGAGTCAAAGTCAATGCGATATGTTTTATGCTTGGCCTCCATGTTACCCTTGCCTACGAATTGAAGTGTGCTATTAGTCATCAGGTCTATTTCATAAGCAGACTGTATATCAACGATTGCTCCATTTACGGCCCCCATATGATAAAAGGACGGCAGCAGATTGCCTCCCGTTACGATGGCGTATGGGTTTTTGACGTTGGTCATGCTGTCTACGTATGGGTACTTCTCGGCCACCTGAGCAAACTTCATCTTTCCGATGGCTTCGTATTCGGTCTGTGAAATCTCGTAGAGGCCGAATGCACCGATCCGGAATTCTGCGCCAGCCGTCCCTTCTCCACGGAAGTAAAAAACAAGCTTTTCCTGTGTCTCAAGGCGATCCGGGGAAATATCAATGTATCGATATTGCATTCCATCCCCCTTTTTTACATTTCCCGATTTGCGGATCGTAGAGTATCCAGTACTTTTCCATTCCGCAAAGGAGAAATAAACAGGTTCATCACACGAAATGTTGTCCAGGTATACTACCGCCACATAATGCTTCGAGCGATCAATGTTTAGTTCGTACCTGGCGCCAAAGTGCCCCGGGCTGTCTGCCGCACGATTACATACGATCTTCTGGACTTTCGTTCCGACGGGAGTAGATGCCGGAATGATCTCCCCGGTCCCGAAAAAGGTGAATAGCGGCGATGTCCGGTAATCAAAGTTACCTTCGCTACCGGGCAGATTAATTAGCGTCCGTCCCTTCACTTCCCCCATCTGGAACGGCGTATCCTGTTCCGACTCTACTATCTGGAGACCGGGCGGCAGCTCAAGGGGCTTATCCGGCACATCGGCCAGACCGCTCTCCACAGCTTCGATGCGCTGATCGTGATCCTCCAGCTCAGTGGTATGTTCCTTCAGCTTCTTGTCGTGCTGCATCAGTTCGGACGCCTGCTTCGGGACTTCCGTCGCCAGCTTGTCAAACTCCGCCTTGTCAGCTGAGCTCATAAGGCCCCCTTCCTTCGCCGTGGCATACGGGATAGGATCGGAACCGTGCTCCGTGTGGCTGCTGCCATGGGCACCAGGCGTGGACTCCCCGGAGGCCGTGATCGTTACTTCCTTCGAATTCGGGTTCGTGGTTATCTTGATTCCGACGCCGCCTTTAAAGGTCAAGGCGTCCGTCTTCTCGCCGGCCTCGATATCATTCACGCGAGAAAAGGCCGGCTGATTGACTTCCGCGCCGTCCTCGATGCTGCCCAACTTCTCATGGTCAGCTTCGGTGACGTGCATGACGGCGTCGGCCTTGTGGCTGTCCAGGTCAGACTGAACGGCGTCGACCTCCGCCTTACGGGCCACGTCAGTTTTTGCTGACGGTGCCGCTGCCTTCATTCGGCCGGACGCGTCACGTTGTACGAGCGTCCCGGGAGTGGCGGCAGCCGTGCTGGCATCCATCTTGGCCTTGTCCTGGGCGCTCATAAATCCGTCCGTCGTATCCGTCGCGTTGGGGTGCCGATGGTTGCCGGACGACTTCGAATCCATGTCTTTTTGAACTGCATCGAAGCCTATATTGATGTTGTTAAAATCTTCGCTGATTTTCTTTGAACCGACCAGGTTACAATATCTATTTGCCAAGCTGCCCATCTCCTTTCTTTCGCAGTTGAGCGATTCGCTTTCCGATGGCCTCCTGGACGCCGAGGAGTATTGCCTCCTCGTGCTCAGGTTGGTATGGGACAACGGCGGAGATTACGGCGCATATCTCCGGTACGGGCTTGGTTGGATCAATCTCGACTTGGATGATTGGTTGTATCTTTGCCATGGTGGGCCTCCTTTCTTTTGAAGGAAAAACCTCCTATTTGTCGAATGATAGGACTATCGACAGAATGGAGGTTCATACACATGTTTTTTAAACACCCGGATGTCAATAAAAGACGAACTATTTTCACTGCATCTGGAATTTTTACTGGGCTTGTCGTAGATGTAAGCGATACGGTTACTCGTTTTGGTAATGATTACTATCTTGAAAATGTCATTTTTATACCAACAGGTAATACGAAACTTCAGATACCAATTCCAGAAGTCAAGTTGTACAGCATAAACTTCATTGGAATTACTGATGAGATTGACCCGATAACCTTCAATGAAGCCTGAATATGAAGCTTTCAAAAAGAGTTCAGCCGGATCATCGACTAAACTCTTTTTCTACTTCTCCCAATCAAAAAGGCCCCGCCAACGGCGAGACCTTCACGGATGGTATGTTATTTTTGTGCAGCCAGGGCTTCGTTAATCAGCTCGAGCTCTTTGGTGTATTTGGCTTGCATCGCATCGTAATCCGATAATTGCTGATCGTATGCAGATAAGGAAGTTCCTTCTCCGCGCGGAGCACCTGATGCTTCCATTGTCTTGATTTTTTCGAGAATCTCTTTGCGTTCCTTTTCAATGTTAGCTAGGGTTTCCTTTTGTAGGCTATCTCGGGATTTCTCCAAGTCAGCTTTGCTTCTACCGATATAAGGATTGCTATTATTGACAGGCGCTGTGTTAGAAACGGAACCGGCATCGTCAGATGTTATGATTATCTTCTTCCCCTCCACCTTCATATCTACCCCCAATGCATTGGAGATTCCTCGAACGGGGACATTGGTTCTTCCCTCAATTACAGCACCTTTATCCTCAAGTTCCTTCCCATCCACAATTACGGTATACTCGCCGGTTACTTTTTTCCCGACCAAAGTCTTAACCTGATCAGCAAAAACACTCCCCGCTGTCGCAACAAGGGCACCGATGACAACCCCACTTACGAGATAAGTCCACTTTTTCATGTAAGTCTACCTCCGTAGCAATATTTACCTTATATGATATCACTACGGCGTGGACGTCGTAAATGTTTTGTCACCCCAGTTTTTATTCTGCGGGTTACCATGGTTGTGATTTGGCAGATACACAGTATGGGTGTGGTTCCTAAGCATATATCTGATGTTTTCTAATTCATCACGAAGCCCTTGGATGTCCCCTATTCCTAGTCTTAATCCGCTGACGCCATATCGAAATTCCACGTAACCGTTAAACGTCGTATACCCCTGTATATTTACGGGGCCACTCGTGCTATTTGAACCAATGAACAACGAATCCGAAACAATATTAAGCTGATTCTGGGACTGGTAGGAATTTATCTCCCCGGCAAAACCGCCATTCGATCCGAAGAATGAAATAGCCGATACCCCTGAATCTGAACCTGTATTTATCCGGATGCGGTTATTGCCATATGAATCGTAGGTCCGGAAACCGCTGGAATCAATCTCAATGCGACGGCCAGATGCTGCGGTCTTTATCGACGATCCGATTATGGTCGATCCGTTTATGGTTCCGCCGATAATCGAGGCCGCGGTGATAGTGCCGCTAAACGTGCCATCGACGCCGACCAGCGTGCCGGTGAATGTCCCGCCGGCAGCCGAGAGGTTTCCGGCAAACGTGCCCCGTGCCGCGCGCAGCTCGCCGCTGAAATCGCCGTCGACACCTCGGAGCGTGCCCGTAAATGTTCCACCTGCAGCCTGCAGGTCACCCCGGAACGTACCGCCCGCCGCCTGCAAGTTGCCGGAAAAGATTCCGTCCACGGCCTCCAGCGTCCCGTTAAACTTGTAGCGTCCAGCAACAGGATCAAAATATATGCGATCCTGGCCGTTGGCTTGGAAGGAGAGCACATCACTATTCAAGATGACTTTACTACGGTGATCCTCCCGCTCAACAATGAGCCCTTCCCGGCGCGTAACCGTCACACCAAAATACGCCTTGCCCTCCTTCAGCGCATCCTTGTTCAGCTTGTTAACTTGCTGGCTTAACGAACCCTCAAGCCCAAATTCGGACTGCTGTTCCGATATGGACGGGGCGTCGATCCGCAGCTTGAGGCCACCTTTGAAAGACAGAGTCTGACGCAGGATAATTGACTTGTAATCAACAATGCCGTCCCACGGTAAATGTGTATCCTGCCAGCTCGTGATTGTCTCAAGCCAGCTCGCCCCCTCCAACTGTGAGAAACCCAATACGTCGCCGTGTTCGAGCTGCGGGAAGCCTCGGGCATCCATAGTCAGCGGCAAATACGCGAACCCGTTCAGCGCGGCCAGTAGGTCGTCAACCATGGCTTGAGTTGCGAACGGGTTTTCCAGATTGAGCGTATGGTTTTCATCGCCGCTGCCGGCAGAGTACGAGAGATCATCCTCTGTATCGTAGGTAACGACAACGCGGGTGTAGGTCTTGACCGGGTTGGTCTGCTTCACTCGAATGTAATCAGAAACTCGCATCTCGAATACCGGAGGATCGGCTGCCGTGAATCGCTTGAATTTGAGCGTGCCGGCTTTGTCTATGAAGATACTGGCGCTGTTGAGGCCGGCGATGTATGCCAGGACCTGCCGCATCGTGAATCCCGCAGGACCGGCTTGAATCATATATCCCGGATTTATAACCACGCTGCTGTCGTAAGTATAGCCCAATCGGGTGCAGATCTCGTCAAATACAGCTTTCTGACTGGCCGGGTAGGTCAAGCTCGAAATATACGGCACGTCGCCCCATACCAGCTTGTCATAGCAGGTGAAGCGCCAGATGTCGTTGATCTTCTCTCGGCTGTCCACATAGAACTCGCCGAGCGGCAGCCACTCCGTCGCCCCGGCCTCCCAGGGAATGTTCATGGTCTCCCACGGGTATGCCGCATCGTTCCATGTCATTCCTTCGAGCGAGAGGGCAAGATACAGCTTGATTCTTGCATTGGCTGGAATGGTCTCCTTGAGCCGCATGGATAACGTGAGCTTCGACGGGATTGCCGTCCCAATCTCGAATCCTTCCGACATAGAAAGGCTATTCTCGATGCTGAAATCAACGATCGTCGCATTCGTGTACGTCTCGCCGTTTATGTCAGCTCTGACCAAAAACTCCCGGTCATGTCTCCGTAAATAGTCTGAATATAGCGGTGATATTGGATACATGGCCTCACCGCTCCGTTAAGGTGACCTTCAGGCCAGACCATAGCAGCTCATTGCCGTCCTGTACCGTAAATGGTGCCGGCCGGTTCCCGACATACATCTTCTTGGTTGTATAGGCCCCCAACATCGGATCTGGATAAGTGAAATCAAAGAATACCCCATCCATCGACTTGAGTAACGCCGATATTTGCGGCCATTTGAGCGGTCCCCAGGTCATTTCTATTTGACGTTTCACCGCTATTCGGTCGCGGTTGAGCGTGCCGTCTGCAGTCCGAACGGATGACTCGCCGTCATCGAGGTCTAGGGTTGTCACTGTAAATTGTGACGGGTACTCGGCAATTTCCATGCCGTTCACTTTTAATTGCAAATGCGGTCACCTCCTCAAAATCCCAAGCGCTTGGGATTTTACACATTTAATAATGTACGCCCTGCCTGCCGCTGGGCACTATTAATGGATTTGACGGCTAATCGCCCGAACTCCGTTTCGCCTATTTGGAGAACCGTCTGCTTATCGTTGGATTTCAGCGCCTCGAGTATCAGATATAACGCCTCGACAACCGGCTGGTTGTTCGCCCCGATCATATCCTGTAGCTTGCTCAGTGGGCTGACAACCTCGGGATCGACAGAGGCGCCGCGGTTGTCTCCGACCATCGCAAGCGTTGGACCGTATGCGAGTCCGCCTTTCGCAAGTTTAGGGATTTCGGGGATCGATATCCCGAACGTCCCGCCCCCGAGAAATTCCGGGATGTCGAAGCTGAGTTTATTGGCCTGCCGAACAAAGAAGTTTATAGCGTCTATCAGGAGGTTTACCGCCCCTTTGAATACACCAACGATCGCATCCGTGATTCCGGTGAAGATGTCCTTCATGCCGTTCCAGGTGCGCTCCCAGTCAAGAATGAGCACCCCAGTAATAAAGTCAATAATGCCGCCCAGGGCCTTAATAATCCCTTTGGCGACGTCTGAGATGACCCCCAGAGCCGTACCGATGACGTCGCCAATCAAAGAAAAGATGTCAGAAAAGACCGGCCCCAGTTTTTTGACAAGCCAGTTGACGATCGGCATCACAAACTTGTTAAGGATGTCCAAGGCCGAGGTGGCCAACTTGCCTACAAAATCTGTAACTTGCTTGATTAAGTCTTTCAAATGCTTATCCCATAGCCAGTTAAACATTTTTAGCATTTTATCGAGAAATGGCTTAAGAAAACCATTCCACAAGTTGTCCCATAATTCTCGTATTTGATCGAGAGATTCTTTTAACCCCTCGACTATCTTTTTGCCCCAGTCATCCCACCAACCAAAGATAATATCGAGCGTATCTTGGATGACTTTCGAAAGCATCTGCATTGCCGGATCTACGGCATCGCGCCAAATATCATCAAATATCCCTTTGACCAAGTCGAAGAGTCTACGGAATATGTCTTGTGCTCCGGTGACAAACTCCGAAAGGCGGGGCAGCCCTTCTGTGACAAATTTCTCGATAATCGGAAATGCATTTTCCCACAGACTCGAAAATACTTTTTGTGCACTGTCCCCCAACCCAGCCAGTACATGCCCTGCCAGCTCAATTCCATTCTGCCAGTTTGGTACTAATCCTGTCTTGATCCAGTTTTTTAGCGGTTCGCCGAGCGTCATGACATCGTTAAACATTTGAGCGAACTGCATCTTCCAACGGTCCAGAACAGGGGATATTTCCGCCCAGGCATTTTCGAAAGACGGCCCGAACGTCTCCACCAGCGTCATCCATCCTGACTTGATGTAGTCCCATGCTCCGCCGAACGATGACTTTATAGTGGCAACCAGCGCGTCCATTTGCGTCTGGATGCCTGTAATGTCCATATCCGGTACGGCCATCTCAAAGTCACCGGGGCCCCCGCTGCCGGCATCCGAGTCATCCCCGCCTTTCGACGTGTCCAGCGTGTTGAGCTCGTCGAAGCTGGCCACCGCCCCCTTGGCTTCCTTACCGGCTTTTTTGGCCACCTTACCATAGCCTGCCAGACTCTTCTTTGCTGTCTCGATCCCTTTGGCTGCCTGGTAGGACTGTTGATACGTCTTGCCAAACAACGCACTAATAAACGCAGCAATGTACGCCGTGGCCTTTGCCAACCATGACATTAGGGCGTTTATTGCCGGCAAGATGGCGTCATAGATCGGCTGGAAGGCTACCCGCAGATTGGTCTTTATGGCGTTCAAACTGGCAACGTATTGGGCATTCGTTTTAAGAGATGATCCCAGGTATGCGTTGAAGTCCCGAACCGCTTTGTACAAGACGGCAAATACAAACACCTGCTTTAGGATGCGACTAAAGGCAGCCGTGAACTGATTGCCCATCTTCCCAGCGTTCCGGCTGGCTGTGTTGAATGATGTTCCCGCGCCAGCTGCTGCTTTCGCTGCCTTATCCAGATTCGACCGCATCGGCTTCAGGGGCTTGTTCGCTTGGATCAACTTGCTTCCAAGTTTTTCGACTGGTTTTTCAGCCTGGGCAGCAGCTCCCCCTGCCCCTTTCAATCGATCCTCCAGCTCCCATATCTTTTGGGCTGTTCTGTCTGACGTCTGAGTGAGCCGAAGGAGTGTGCCTTCGGTGTTAATGATCTTTTCTTGAAGCTTGTTTTTTCTGCTATCGCTGAAGGTGTTATTGTATGCTTCATTCAAATCAGCAAGCTTCCGCTGCTGAACTTCGATTTTCGCGTTGGTATTATCCAGGACGGCGGACAGATCGCTTATCTGCGCCTTGATAGCGTCGGTATCTATTACCGGCTTGACCTTTGGCGCTGCGGTCTTCTGCGTCATTTTTGGCGCTACTGGCACCGGGGCCGGTTCCGGTTGTGCAGCTGCTGGCATCATCTTGTCAAAGAGCAGCGGCAGCCGCAGCTTTTTCAGCCGTTCGCCGACACTGTCGATCGACTGTTCAGCCAGCTGCTTATTCTCCTCAATGCTCTTTCTCAGCATGCCGTTGACCACGTTAATGCTACGGGAGATACGGGATTCGGCTGCCGTCATCGTCTCGTCGATACCATCAGCAATGCCCTGCATGGCTGTTTCTGTTGCCGCTCGTAGCGCGCCTGACATATGGGTTGCCAGCTTGTTTACGGATAGGCCCTTGGTCGATGTGCTCAGCGTAGTCTGCAACGATTTGGTCAGCTGCGAACCCATGCGGCCGGCGATGGTATTTATCTGCTTATTCAGGTCCCCGCTGCGCAGGTCCAGGTCCAGACTGATTTTTCCGACACTCTCGTTCGACATTCGTTCACCCCCTCGCCGGACAAGCAAAAGGACACCTAATTTGCAGGTGTCCCAAACGCTTGCTTTATCATGTTCTGGAATTCTTTCACGGCGGCCGCCGCCTCTTCGTCGGTCCATCGGGCTTGTTTCAGCCCCCTGGTTCGCCACTCGTTGCGGATCCGGTGCTGTTCTGGAGTAAAATGCTTCAGCTTCTCGCGGTCATTCTCGCTCCGGATACGCACAATCTGGCCGAGCGGCGTTTCCGGCATGATACTGGCCAACAGCGTGCAAAACTCATCCCAGGTCATGTCCGGTTCAGCGCGGAGACGTATGCCGTACTGTGCGGCTATGGACGCCTCTATCAATCCCCAGTCCTCGTACAGGTCATACCATTGTTCAGGTCTCTTGTTTTGAGGCGAGAAATCGAGCCTCAACGGCCTCGTAGTCCTCGCCCATTGCGCCCGCCAGCGCGGCAATAAAAATTACCTGATAATCGGCAAAGGAGATGTCTGACTCATTGATTTCCTTGACGGCTTCCTTGCCGAGCATCATCTCCAACACTTCATCCATGTTGGATCCATCACCCTCATCCATTTTCGCTTGGATGGCAAGGACCGTATTTTTCCGGTTGTCGATCCGGTACTCCTTGCCTTCGCCCAGCTTCAAAATCGGGCGCTCATTTGTCAGTTTCCCCGTTATATCAATTGTTTTCGCCATTACTCTCCGCCTCCTGTACCAGGTGTATATACCGGCTTGCCGTCGCTCATAACATCGCATTCCAGGGCGGCCACGTTGGTACTGTCGCCGGCCCCCGGATTCTTCACATCGACAATGCAATCAAACGCCAACTTCGAGCCGTCGGGGAAATTGACTTCAAACTTACTAGAACATTCCAGGCCACTCTTCCATGCCGTTGACGCAACGTAATCGTTGCCCGGATCCCCGACATGTCTTTTACCGTTGAGTGAGAGGGTAAACCCCTTTCCGGTCATCAGGCGCCGCGTCCAGCCTTCGGTATCCATCGGCGTCCACTCTTCCGTGTTGCCATCGATGGAGATGCTGAAGCTTTCCATGTCCTTGATGATGGCCATTTCTTGGGCTGTACTCGTCCGGCCTTTCGTGCCGATTTTAAAATCGATATTGAATACGGGGAATACCCCGCTTGTTACTAATGCCATCGTCGTTACCTACCTTTCATAATAAATGTGAGCCTCGATTACAAATTCATAGATGCCTTCACTGTCAGTACCTACGCTGATCGGCTCCGGTTCCGGCATTTTAAACATGATCACTCGCTTGCCCCCGATGGTGGCCGTCTGGCCGAACAGCGCAGCGTAAACCTCCTGCGCCTTCTGCTCCGCAATGTTCGCATTTTTACCCCAATGGACAAGGATGGAAACGGCCTTGATTTGGTATCCCGTCGCCTTAATGCCGCCTACGGCTAGTCGAACGGGCGCGCCGGTCGTATTGTACAAGCCAATGCACTGCGGCTTGCTTCCGTCAATCTTGCCAATGTACCATTGCGGGCACTCGATGACGGTCTTTAGCCAGTCTCGGACCTGTGCCAGCGTCATCATTTAACCAGCCCCTTCGCTGCCGTTTTGAGTAGACGGGCATAAGTTTCCTCGACGAATTTCCGCTTGTCTCCGGCATGGTACGACTCCATCCACTTACCTTGGGCGTTCGGGTTTTTGTCTGTCCGGAAATTGTATTCCGGGTGCCAGTAGTGCCTCCGGGCATAGGGAGTATCAAAGACGATTTTCACCTTTCCTTGACCAAGCCCGGAGGCATCCACATGCCCGCTGCGCTCCAGGTCCCCGGTCTGCTTCGGCACGACGGCAGATGTGACAATATCGGTCAGTACCGACTCGGCCGTCATCTCCAGGGCCTGCTTCTCAGCTTCGGCCAGCTTCTTGAGAGCGCCCTGGTTGATGATCACTTTCGCGGTCACCTTCATCAGCTCAACTCCAGTTCTGTGCTGAATACGCTGCCGTCCGGATTGCGAGGGCGACGCGTGCGGAAGATGTTTTTCTGCTCGGTGCCGATCTCCACAAAGCCCTCGATTGTCTTGCCTGGACGGATATCGCCTTCGATAACAATCAACCCGGAGAGCAGCACCAGGCGGCGCTCCGCGTCGAGAACCTGCCTGGACTTCTCATCATAAAAAGCAAGCCCGTCGAAGAGTAATTCCTCGACAGGCTCGCCGTCTTCGCTTAATTCGGTTTGATAGACTTTGACCGGTGTATTCAGTATCCAACGCGGGAAAGGCAGCTTCCCCCTCATCACCAGATCCTCCTACTCGTTAGGCCAGTAGATGCAAGCAGGTTGATGACGGCTTCCGTGGTCTGCACGCCACCGCCGCCCTGCACAGCCTTAAACGATACCGATACGCTGCCGGCCGAGTAACCGCCTAGAGGGAAGACTAGAAAGTCGCCATATTGGAATATGAAATCCGCCTGCTGACAGACGGACTTTTTAATATTCACCTGTTGGAACGGCGTGAGCTGGTCGAATCCAATCTTACGAATGCGGTTGTATGTCAGCGTGTCTACTTGGTCAGATGCCCTCTCAAGGGCCGTATCCAATCGTTCCGCCGGAATCAGCCCGTCTCCGTATTGCTCATAGTCTGCTGCTGTTGCGTAAGACATGGGATCACCTACTTGTCGCCCTTGGTCTTCTTGCCCGGTTCTGCCAGTTGCTCCTGTAGTGCGGCGATCTCGTCTTTCAAGGTTTCGTTCTCGTCCTGAAGCTTTTTGTAGTCTGCATATGGAACGGTCTTGCTCGGCGAATGCTGGATGATTTCAAGTTTATTGCCGTCCACCTGTGCGATGTCATAACCCATAGCCAGATATGTGTTTTTCTCCGCCTCACCGATCTTTAACTGTTTATTTCCTCTTACTGCGTATAGCATTATTCCCCACCGCCTTCAACATTGATTTGGATGCCTGCAACCTTTCGTTCGATTATAAACAGGTCCGTATAACTGCGGTTTTGGTACAACCAGCCGTCACCCAGCGTATGGCTTCCCGGTTCCCACAAATAGATCGCGCTGTGCTTGATCGGGGCGAGAATCGCGGAAGGATGCACCAAAATCATGTTGATCTGCTTTGCACCGACGCCCGGCACCGCGCCGTCACTGAAATCGTAAACCGTCTTCATGCGGTCGCTTGGCACCATGATAAGTGTCACGTCGTCCAAACTGCGTACCGCGCGGTTGATAGCTCCATTGCTAGACTGCACGCTGAGGAAACGCTGTACATCCTTCGCTTGCTTAAGCAGTTCATATACAGTTGGTGTCGCATACAGAATGCGGCCCGACTGCGGGACGCTCGCTTCGTCCATTTGCTTCATGAGACTGTCATACACCTGCAGAACGTTATTGATGTCCAACACAGTAGTATCCGGCTTGCCTCCATAAGCGACCTGCTCCGCGTACAGCTTCGAGTAACGATAACAATCCAACTCTGGGATCGCCTGCTCCTCAACGAATACGTTCGTCACATTTGCCGCTGACAAGATTTGATTCGTTTCGTCCACATCCATTGCGTCGACGAAGAATTCCACGTCACGGTCATGCTGTAGGATCTTCGTCTCAAAGTCGTTCGAGATCGCTTGCCGATTCCATCCGCCGCCACGGCTGTGATCCTTGTATCCGGCCAATTTCAGGCGCGGAATCTTGATCTCCTTAGCGCCAACCCACATAACGCGGTCAGTCGTGAGTGCGGCAGATGTAAGCTCCCTGGCGTATTTTTGCTGTAAATTAGTCAAAAAAGAATCAACATAATTGTAAGCCATTGGTTATTCACTCCTAGTTAATTTTGTGTTGTGTTTCCGAAAATAGCAGCAAGTTGGTCACTGGCTGCCTGACCGGTGCCCTGGCCGCTTCCACCTACCCGAAAGCCCGGTCCTTGGCCACCACCCTGGGAATCCTCTGGCTTGAATAGGAACGCCTTAGACTCTTGCAGCCCCTTCAGCTGTTCCTCCAAGCCCACAACCTTATCGCCATCGATGACCAACTTGTCACGGTCAAAGAGTCCCGCGACAAGCCCCTCATCATGGACTTTCCCAGTCAGCGCCGACTTGATGGCGCTGGTCAACGTCAGCTCTTTGATATCGGCAGCATACTTCTCGGCTGCCTCTTTATTTGCTGCTTGCAGCTGCTCGATCTGCTTCTTCAGTTCCTCGCTTGAGCCGGCGGACTTGCGCAGCTCCTCCAGCTGGCCGTCTCGTTCTGTCAGATCCTTTTCAAGCTTTTTCCGCTGATCGGCCAGCTCGTTATATTTTTCCTTTGGAACAAAGTGCATCGGTAGCTCCTTACGAACTTCGGTGTCAATTTTTTCGATCTCTGAATCCGCAATGCCCAACTTTTTTAGCAATTCCTTCAACCAGTTCATGTATAATCGCCTCCAAATGATTTTTATAGCTGCTCTCCAGCTTAGGGAGCTGGCCGCTATGCTCCGGCCAATGAGCAAAAGGCCCGCCGCTGCTCTGCGGTGGGCCTGAATCCGTTATTCGACTTTTTCCCTACGACGCATACGCCGGAGCTCGGGGTGATCCGCCAAGTGTTCCCTCAGCTTCTCGGTCCACTCCTTCACCTTCGCGGCGAATTTCTCCTGGTTCGATTCGTCGAGTGAGCCAGCTGCCAAGCGCTTGTATCGGCGTAGCTGGCGCTCAATGTATCGCTGCCGCTGCTCGGCCTCATAATTCCGCTTGGCCGTCTCCTCGTCCACCGGGGGTGGCAGCTGCGTGATACCGGGAAAATACGTAGATAAGGTATGCCGGCAATTGGGATGGAATGCGCCTTCCTGCATCGCCTCAGACAACAGCACATAACCGGTCTCCTTCGCCAGCTGCTGCGCCTGTTCCTCGCTAATCGACGTGTACACGTCGTCAATAAGGACCGTACCTTGATACGGCATGCACCACGGCGAGCAGTTATCATGCGCGGACATGATCACCGTATAAATGCCCCACTCGTCACGCTTTTTCCCTTCACCCAAAAACGTGGCCCGCTGCGATGCCGTCCGGAGTGCCATCTCTGCATAGGCCGTAATCGTAGCGCGGCGACCATTCTTGTACGTGATGCAATCGATCCCCTTCTCTAGAAACTCCTTCGTCGCCATGTCGATCGCCTGGTCAAGCGTCTTTGCCCCGGCAGTCATGTGCACCTCGGCCTTGTAAATGACTTGCCGGTACACATCATCCATTTTCCGGAGCACACCATGCTGCGCCTTCTTCAGGTCCTTCTTGACCGTCTCCTGGAGCGCGCCGAGCTTCTTCTCGTTGACGCCGAAGAAGTCGGATTCAGGTGGCGCCTTCGGCAGCTCCGCATGTGGCCGAGGCTCCGGCGACAATGGTTCAATGGGAATCTGGAGTTGTTCTTTCGGCGGCCGCTTCGGTTTTCGCGGCTTCATGTCCTTCGGGAACTCAATCTCCCCGGTTACCTTCTTCTCCAGGACTTGCCGTGTAGCGCCCTCCACGCTCTCCTCTCCAAACTGAAAACTCATCTGAAGAACATCTTCGACCAGCTGTTCAGCATCCTTTCCAGCATCCTCGATAATTCGTTTATTTGCCTTTCGGTACTGGCGGAGGTTTCGGAGCTTGACAGCCTGCCATTGGTCGAAGCGGAAGCCGACCTTTTCCTCTTCACGCTTGTGCCGGGACAGGTTCCGTTTTAAGGAAGCGATCAGGTTCAAGGTCATTTCGGCGAAGATGCGGCCGATGTCATACGTGCTCTTCTTCTCTTCACTCATTCTTCCTCACCAGCTTCAGGCGGGACAGTCTCAGGTGGATCGTCGTGCTCCCCAACCTGCGGCTCATCCATGCTTGTGAGGCCCTGTTCTTCTTTCAGACGGGCCACTTCCTGCGCCTTCTGCTCATCGGTCCAGGTATCGCCGTAGAGCTCTTCCACGGCCTGCTCGGTACTCATGATGCCGTATGTCTTCGCCTTACCAACCGTCTCGACCACAGCGTCAAAGCTCGGGCTCGCATATTCCCCAAACGTCACCGCTGCCTGGTACTCCCCCGCGCTGAGGTTACGCATCGTGTCATATACCTTCAGGACCGTATCGACCAGCTGCGGGATCACCTCGTTCAGCCGCTCGATGATTTTCCCGCGAGTGTACAGCGTGGCCTTCTCCTTCTCCCGCTGCGCCTCGGCGTTGTCCAACTTCTTCAGGTCAATCCCCAACGTCGAGGGAGAAATAATCCCTTGAAGGCACATGTCCAGGGCGCTGGCGTAGCTGGCGACGAATGCCTCGTAAAGGATGGCCGGCTGCACCATGTTGATCTGACCTTTGGCATCCTCGGCCATGACGCTCCCCACCCGGACGAACTGGTTATCGAATGGGTTCGGCCGCATCAATGCCCCGGTCTGGGGATTCTTCGGAATCAGATCCTCCGGGATGTATTTCTGCACCCGGCCGGCGCGGATAGCGTCCACCCACTGTGAAATGACTTCATCCAACGCGTCAAAACTATCCGCCTTCGAGTCAAATATCGACTTGCCCCGGCCTCTCCACTTCTTCGAGCGAAAGAAAGCCAGCGGAACCGCCATAATGAAGTCCCCGTCATACGTCACATCCGCCAGCTCTGCCGTTTCAGGCACCGTGGAGAGCGGCACTGCCTTACCTTCGGAATTAAGGAGCCGATACCGGATATAACCCCGGCCGAATATCTCCTCCAGCCGGTAGTCCTTGTCCTTGACGGCGTAGTCGGTATAAAACAATACCTCCTGGAGCCGCCCCCTGGTGCGCCTGTAGTCCACCCGCTCGCCGCTATAAAACTCGATGATCGGATATTCGGTTACGTCCATGTCGACGGTGATTTTAAACGCCCCGTCGCCCGCGACAAGCGTTTCAATGATGGACTCCCCTACCAGCTCGTCAAAGTCGTTGTCCTTAGCGATCTCTTCCCATAAGTCCGTCTGCTCCTGGCTCTTCAGCTCAATGCCGTCCAGGTCGGCCACGACGATGTCAGACAGCCGCTCGGCCACCATGGCAGGCAGCCCGGAATGAATCTTCCTGATTGACAGGTCCTCGCTCGGCACCGCCGCCCAGAATCGCGACTTGCTCACCGGATCCAGCGCCGTCTGCTTATAAAACTGGTCCAGTTCGGATGGATCGCCACGATACCAAAGCCGGTTCCGCAGCACATTCGTGTTGTACGAAAATGGCTCTGTAATCGTGATGACCCGATTTTCCGGGGCCGGATTGATCCGCAGCATCTTCATGATCATGTTCTTAAACCACCCCACTTTCTCACGCTCCTAACAGGTACATTGTTTCGGCCACGCCCGTTGTAGCATCCGGCGCGTCATCATGCTTGTTCTCACCTTCCCGCTGATACGATGTCATGGCCTTGTAATACTCCGGCCAGCGGTCCCGCCAGTTCACCGGATAGTAAATGTGATTCATAACCCAGGTTGCATTCGACACGATGCGGGCGATCTTGTTCTTGCTCTGATGGAACCAGCTCACGTCTGTTCGATTGCTCCGGTGCTCTTCCTCCAGGAGCCGCTTTACGTTCCGGGCAAACGCGCGGCCACCGTTGTTGCTCTCGATGCGGGCCTTATTCACCTGCAGCTCAAAAAGAGCCTTCGCGACAGCGGGCTCTGTTATCTCCATTGGCTCTTTTGTATAAATGACATCCAGGATATACGCCTCTTTGTTGTATACGCCCCAGATGATGTTGCACAGGTAATCTGCTCCTTGGTCGGCGGAGTCACAGTAAGCGTAAATGCCGCTGAACGAAGGATTGCCGCTGGCGTCCTTCGGCAGCTCCGTGTATGTCTTGAAGCTGCTGTATAGCTTGCCTTTGATGTCGATCGGGATCTGCTGATAGTTCGCACTGGCGATATCTTCGCCCATAGCCCGCACCTTCATGTCGTAGGACTTTCGCGACAAGATATCAGGGCACAGCATCGTGCCGTCATCCTGCAGCGCCTTCATGGTCAGCAGCCGGATCTTCTTTTTCTCGGCTGCAAAGTGCTCCAGGGCTCGCCCGGCCAGGTCGCCGGTTGCCCACCGGGTCATGATGATGATTATCTTGCCGCCTTCCTCCAAGCGGGACAGCATCGTATTCGTAAACCAATCCCAATGCTTCTCAAGCGTGGCCTCGTTATTTGCTTCCTCAGCATTTTTTATCAAGTCATCAATCATCAAGATAGTGGCCCCGAAGCCGGTCGCCGTACCAGTCGGAGACGTCGCCAGGTAATTGTTATATCCACCTTCCAGGCTCCACAGGTTCATTGCCCCGTCTCCTCGCTTAATGCGGACGCCCGGGAAAATGTCACTGTATACGATCTTGTCCTTATCTGCCTTCTCAGTGCTGATACCGTCACGGACAGCCTTCGAGAACGTCGTGGACAGCGTCTCGTTATACGAGCCGGTCATGACCTTCTCCTGTTGATTGCGTCCAAACACCCATTGGGCGAACATGGAGGCCGTCCTGGACTTGCCATGCCGAGGCGGCAGGTTGATGACCAGGATATCATCGTCGGACTCGTAAAAGTCCTGCATTTCGCCGCACAGCTCGCCTAGAAATGCCCGATCGTCCCGATAAAAGTCCGCCGCCATCGCCTGACAAAAGTAAAAAAACTCGCGGGATGCGAGCTCAATAAGGGCATAGCGCTTGATTGTCTCAAGGTCAACCATCGCGAATCAGCTTCCGTAGTTCGTCCGTGGTCAGGCCCTTCATCGGGTTATTTACGTCCATGCTGCCGCTGTGCTGGATGTCTTGCTTATCCCGCCATTTATCAGGTCGGCGGTTCTTCAGCCAGAATATTTGTGCCGCGACGTCTGGCTGGACTTCCTTGGTAACCCGCTTGGTCTCGACCATTACCGTAACCAATTCGCCAGTTTCCGGATCGATCACCTTATCGGCTTCCCGGGTCACTTCGTCATATTGATAGCCGACCGCGCGCCTAAATAGGGCATTCTCCACCTCGATGTCAGCTACTTCCTTGCCCTTTTTTAAGGCTGCCGATAATGCCGGGTATTTCTTGACATACTCTCTGAATGTCGAGTAAGCAACGCCTAATTTTTTGGCAATGTCCTCGTCTATTGTCCCGTCCCGCGCCCAAGCTTCAATAAGCAGGAGCTTGGGCTCAACGTGTGAATGATACTTATTCTTCCGGTCTCCTGCCATGTTATCAGCCTCCTCCCCGTGAAATAAGAAAAAGCCGCTGAATAATCAGCAGCTTGATTTTCTTTATTTAAAATTATTCAATCCACCGTCCCCAATCACCAGTCCATGAGAACCCTAATGAGCCTGAAAGGTGGCTTAGTGATTTATTTTCAATTCTGATGTTATATTCCCCAGCTTTAAGACCCGAGAATGTTTTAGAACGTGTATCGTTTTCACTAAAGTTAGCCACTAGCTCCTTGCCGGAAAAAGCATTGTAGACAATAACCTGTATGTCCCAGTATCGGGACCCTCTAACGTCATTCACACTAACTGTAACACTGCCATTAGAATTCACTTTCAAGTATTGATTACAGCAACCCCGGAAATCTCCTGCTTTAAGTGAAAACGAAGTAGAACTAGTTTCTGCAAAAGCTGGAACGGCTAAAACAAGCATCATGATAAAGGTTAACAATGATGAAACCAAAAAAGTTTTCTTTTTCATACCCTATCTCCTTTTTCAAATATTTACCACCACCATTATACACTGCCCATTTTGAGATTGTAAACAAATATTTTACATATATTCATAAATAAATTATTTTGTCATAAAATAAATATTATATGGATATTATTGTATTTCGAAAGATTTTATTCTGACAATTAAAAAGCCGCTGAACTCTGTCAGCGACTCAATTTGTAAACCACGTATTGATTTAAGGATACCCCTTCCCGTTCCGCTTGTTCTGCCAGCTGCCGGTGAAGGGTCTTAGGCAGACGCACATTGAACTTGCCGCTGTATGCATCAATCGCAGCCGGCTCCGGAATGTCGTCTCCATGTTCCAGTTTTACCTCAAAGTAACCTTCCATTGCATCACGAACCATCGCAAATGCCTCTTCCACCGTCTCCCCATGGCTATGGCAACCGTCCAGCTCGGCCACCGTGGCGTAGTAGTAGCTGCCGCTTTCGTCCTGGATAGGTCTAATCTGTATCGTATAAGGTAACGCCATGTAATAAGCTAAATCCTTATTTGCCATGCATTTTAGGCTAGGATAAAATGATTGGTAAGGAAGGGGAGCCGTCACTCCCCTATCCGTTCCAGTACGTCTTTGACGTACACCGCCTTGAGTGGATTATGTTTAGGTATCGTTATAAGTTCTCCTGCTTGGCTTCGATAGTGGTGATGTGAGCCTTTAACTCTCACCAGTATGTATCCGTAGTGCCGAAGGACTTTTTCGATTTCCTCCAACGTAATCCCATTCGGGCGGTTTTTCATTTTCTGGAGAAGTTTCTCTATCCTAGCCATGTCTCACCTCCTGATATTATAGTACCATATTTGGTACCAATAATCAAGTGGTGAACAGAGAAAAAGCACCGCGAAGGGTGCTTATCACCAATAATAATCTGCCTCTACGGATTTAGGCAGAATGATTTCTGTTCCACAGTCCGGGCACTCCATCTTTTTTCGTTCATAGCCTAAAACGGCCCCGCCATGGTCTAAAGTATCTTTCCAAACATACTCTTTTTTGCAGCGGGGGCAACTGTCAAGCTTCCATCCGGAATAGTCTTTAATGTTGTTCCTTTGTAAAATTTCTGACACGCTCAACCCTGTCACCTTCCCTGCTTTAACTAAAATAAAAATAGTTCCCACACTTATCGCAGTTAATTTTAAGTTCTGAATCTTCCGGCGTTTCCTCGTCGATATCTAACTCCAATCTGACGATGCTTCCATTTACGTGGTAGCCTTCTAACTCAACCTCACTGCCGCAATTGCCACATTTCAGCGTAAATTTATTGCTCAACGTCGATTCACCTCCCCCTAGCTGTCATACTTCGACATAAAGGGAGTTAAATCCTGCCAATAAGAATACCGCCCCACGAAGGAGGCGGCTATGATGAAGGTTATGAATTGATATTATTGCACACTATCATATTATCACGATTTATACCTCCGAAAGTGACATGATAGTGCCATTTTATCTCCATCCGATTTTTTCAGTAATGGCTGAAATGATCTCATCTCGCCATCGCATTGCATGCCTTGCGCTTACCCCTAGACGAAGCGCAATCCCTTCCCATGTTAACGTTTGTGGTCTGGTCCAGTATTTTAGCTGTACGAGCTTCTTTTTGTCATCTGGTAGTTGTCCAATCACGTACTCAATGGCATCCACGACGCGTTGCATCTGCTCAATCTTCCGGTGGGTTACCATCAGTGTCGCTGTTCGGCCCGTTGGATCACCCGGTAGGTTACTGCGGCCACCTCCGACATTATCGTCATCTGAAAGACCGGCCCCATAAAGAAGCTCGTTTTTCATTCTTATAATTTCTCGTCTCGTCAGGTCGTAATCTCGAAGTTCCGCCTCCACATGCTGAAATGTCGCCTTACGTATTTTAGTTGCAATCGTCATTTTGTCCCCTCCTTAACCCATTACGAAATTCCCAAGCGCTTGGGATTATGCACTTTTAATCCGCTCTATTCTCGCTTTGACCGCCTGCATAAGTGCCTCCTGGCCGTCTGCCTTCCGCTCCAAGGCTGCTACAGCTTCCTCGTCCATCGTCCCCTCTGCCACCAGCCGCATGACGACAATCCGCCGTGTCTGGCCCTGCCTGTGAACGCGGGCATTGGCTTGCTGATCCTCCTCGAGGCTCCATATCTGGTCATACCAGACCACGGTCTGACAGCTCGACTCCTGCAAGTTGAGGCCATGGCCGGCGCTCTTCGGATGCAGAAGCAGAAGCGGGATCTCGTCGTTGTTCCAGGCCCTGATGTCTTCGTTACCGTCGCGGCCTTTCCGCAATGTTCTCGCTTGCGGGAACCGCTTCTGGATCCGGGAAAGGCTGTGCTTGAAGTTGTAGAACACCATGACCGGCTTCCCCTGCGCCGCCTCGATGATGTCCTCCAGCGCATCCAGCTTGGCGTCATGAATCAGCTTAACGCCGCGCTCCTCATCGTAAACGGCGCCGCTAGCCATCTGCAGCAGCTTGTTACTCAGCACGGCCGCGGTACTCGCTACCACGTCAGCGTCGACGTACTCCAGCAGCAGGTCCTCCTCAAGCTTCTCATAAAGTTCCCTAGCCCTACCCGTCATCTTAACTGGAACGGTCCGATCGATGCGTTCCGGTAGCTTCAGCCAGTCCTCGGCCTTCATACTCACGGCAATGTCACTGATCGCCTTGTAAATCTGCTGCTCCGCCTCTTTCTTCTGTTTCCAGTTGTACACGACATGTCCGCTCCGTTCGCCCGGTGTAAAATACCGTTCACGATACCCGGTAATCGTCTTGCCAAGGCGCTCGCCTTGGTCAAGCAGATAAATAGGAGCCCACAAATCCATAAGGCTATTCGGTGCCGGCGTTCCAGTCAGTCCAATGACACGTTTCATCATCGGCCGGACGCGGCGAAGGGCTTTAAACCTCTTCGCCTGTGGATTCTTGAAGCTGCTCACCTCGTCAATGACCACCGTATCAAACGGCCACTTACTGCCGTATTCCCCGACCAGCCACTCCACGTTCTCGCGATTGATGACGTAGATATCAGCTTCAGCCTTTAATGCCTTCCTTCGTTGTGCGGCGGAGCCCAACACTTTGCTTATCCGAAGGTGCTGAAGGTGATCCCATTTCTCAATCTCTCGCGCCCAGGTATCGTCAGCAACGCGCAGCGGCGCAATGACTAGCACACGGGCGGCATCGAAGTAGTCGTTCAACAGCAGGTCAATCGCGGTAAGTGTACTTACGGTTTTGCTAACCCAAGCCCATCTCCAAAAACAACGCGATATACGGCGTGTCCAATATTCGTTGGGTCGCATACTCCTGATATTGGTGTGGGATGAACTTCATCGGGCATCACCTGCCTTTCCGCTTACCTCGGCAATGAATCTATCTATGTCATCGTTAGAATCAATCTTGTAAACTTCATGGCCCAGCTCCTGCAACGTCTTCGCCCATTTCCTCTGCAAAGGCTGTAACGGCTTCCCCGGCGCTTTCAACTCGACATATACGGTTCTGCCGCCTGGCAGGATAACAAGTCGGTCAGGCACACCTCGGTTCCCGGGGCTTACCCATTTCGGGGCCTTCCCGCCAAGGCGCCTTACCTCCCGCTCCAATCGGCGTTCCAGTGTTGACTCTCTCATAATCGTCATCTCCTTACTGAGGACAGATGGGACACTCACGCACGCGTACAGTGTATATGCGTGTTTAGCATAGGGAGCATAGGGGGCTATATATTACGTCCCCCTATGCTAATTAACATTTATCTTAAATAGGTTAATTCACTGTCCCAACTGTCCTAATCGTTCTTAATCCTTGCCATTACTGGGTTGGCAGCGGGTCAGTAAAATAAAAATTGCTGTCCCATCGCTGTCCCAACTGTCCTTTTAGGGTGGGACAGTGGACAGTAAGGGTCTGTCGTTCTGTCCCGGGTTACTGTCCCACTCTTTCAAAGATAGTCTGCTTCCCGTAACCTGCTACCCGCACCCGTCCAGGTCGCTCTTTCCAACCCGGGATGCGCCGGAGAATATCGCATAGCTCCTTTGCCTCCCACGGCTTCATATCCCCTCTGCGCTTCCCCAGGCACTCGGTCCATATCTGGGCCGCACACACACGATCCCGCAGTTGCTCCGACGGTTCATCTTCCCATTCATCCTCAATGGGGGACTCCAGCCACTCCTGGATAAGACCTTCCCGCGGGTCGCTCTCCATATGCGCCGCTTGCTGCCGCTCCGCCTCCATGCGGGCCTCGCCGTCCAGCTCCAAGGATTCCCCCGCCCAAAACCAGTTCAAAACCTCCGCCCATATTTTCCGTACCACATCATCGGTCAAATGGTCCCAGTGGCTGTACTCCGCCCGTTCCGGCACAACCTCCACAGGCCAAAAACGGCGGTTTCCGGTCGCATCCCGCAAGAAATCACGAGTATTCGTCGTACCGAAGAACACACATTTCCGTGGGAACTCCGATACCTGCCGATCATAGGCCACCCGATACCGGTCTTCTGTCTTGGACAAAAACGCCTTGACCTCTTCGACTTCCGTCCGCTTCATGGCCGATAGCTCGCCAATTTCAAATATCCAGCCGTTTTGCAGATGCTCGCCGGCTTCTTTATTCTCAAAAGTCCGCAATGAATCCGAGAACCATTCCCGGCCCAGCTTAGCAAGTAGTGAGCTCTTCCCAGCTCCTTGGGGGCCAACAAGCACAAGCATCTGATCAAACTTGCAGCCTGGCCGATACAGCCGGGCCACGGCCGCCAGCAGCATCTTCCGCGTCACCTGCCGGGTATAATGCGTGTCGGCGGCGCCGAGATATGTCACGAAAAGACGATCCGCACGCGGCACGCCGTCCCACTCCGTGCTCTCCACGTAAGCCTTGATGGGGTGAAAAGTATTTTTATGAACAACCTCCGTGAAGGCGTTTTGTATAGTCCGGGTTGAATTGATAGCAAATACTTTTGCGAACCAATGCTGGAGTCGCTTATCATCGGCCCCTAGCCACGGCTCATAAAGACGTCCCGGGCGCTCCAGGTTCCGCCACGGCAGCGGCCGCCGGATAACTTCCGAATTGCCGAATGCATCATAAGCGAGCACGCCCCGCCATACGCCGTTGGTAAGGATAAGCTCGACGTTACCAGCGGTAGGGAGCGGGAAGCCCGTCTTTGGATGACATTCCAGTTCGTCTTTCCAGCTGTCGTCCTCCGGCTCCTCTTCCTCCCCGTCGGTGTCCGCGAAGTCCTCCGACAGCTCCGCCAGCCGCTCCCGCTTCACCTTCGGATCCTGTGTGGCGAAGGACAGCATGGCCGTATAGCTCGGCAGCTTCGTGACATTCGTCTTCTCGCTGGCCCGATCGTCCAACTGGCCAAACTTGTGCAGCCGGACCAAGTCGAACGCATTGACCTCCCTGCCGCTTACCGGATCACTCTCATGATGGGAGTAAGCGAACGTGTCGTCGTCATAGATGACAAGGCCGCCGTGGCTCGTCGAGCCGACATGTGTATATCGCGATAGGCTATCATCGACCGGCTCATACACGTCTGGAAGAAACGTGGCTATCGCCTCACTTATGGAATAGCAACGGCAGAATGCCCCGACTACCCCCTGCTTAGCTCTTGGGTCCTCCATCCGCTTGGCCGTCTCTCGCGGCGCCTTATCGCCCTTATGCCGAGGCCACTGGAGCGGGTCATGCCAGTCCTCATATTGCTCCAGCACGTCATCGACGCCCAACGGCTCCCCCTCGTAGACTTCCAGCACTGGGTCGGCGTCCTTGCTGCAGCTCGGCAGATACATGAGACGATGCACGTCGAACGTCGTCTTGTCGAAGTAATCCATGTCGATGTTATCAGCCAGCTTGCGGCTGACAGCGGCGTATTCGTCCGGGCTCATAGTACGGTCTGCCGGCACAATGAGCCTGTATTTCGGTTTGTCCGGGCGGTGGCTATGCGTGGAATAGATCACATAGGCAGTGCCACCCAGAACCAGCTCAACGGTGAAAAGGAAGTCATCATCAGCATGGTCAACGTCCAGTGTAATCAGGCTGCGGGTGTCGACGTTCTCCTTCTTCCGGCGCCCGCCACGGACGAGGCCGCCGACGAAAGCAGGCCCGTCCTTGACTTTGCCACGGCCGATATTGTGCATCTTGTCGTATTCCGCCATCGTCTCCCCGGTCCGCCGCACCTTCCGGAGCCGATCGACGAACTCCTCCCACTCCAGATATTCTGGCTTCCAATTCGTATCCGCGCGGTGCTTGCCGAATGATATATCTAATTCCATGATGCCACCTCAATCCTCTAAAGCCGTTCTTCCATCTTTTTAATGAGACCAATGACGGCTCCTGTGTACTTCTCGCCTTGTTCTGGCTCCGCTGCTTTTACCTCATCGAGCGCCACGAGCAGCCCCTTAAAGCACTCCACCAGTGCCTCGAAGCGTACCCGGAACTTCATCGTCGCCTCGCCGCTTGACTGCGCCGCCTTCTTCCGCAGCTCCTCGAGCTCCTTCTCGACAGCTTCCGGTACCTTCTCCGTCACGGCCACGTCGATCGGCTTCTCCTTCAGCTCTTTCTCCAACTGCTTAATCCGGAGTCTGGCCTCCTGCATTTCAGCCTTCAGGCGCGCCTCTTCTTCCTCATCAAAATCCGCCTGCGCTTCCTTCAGCTTCTCGTTGAGCTCCTGCAGGGCTGCGCGCTCCTTCCCCGCTGCCTTCAACTGCTTCTCAAGCTGCTTTTTCTCTTTGATAACCTTCTGTAATTCTCGTGCTGATTTATCTTCATTCTCGGCAGCAACCTGCTCCCGTTCCTCTGACGGCACTCCAAGCAGAGCAAGCGCCTTCGTATAACTCAAATTCTCAAGCGCTTGCGAATTTGAACCATAATCGTCAGCCAAGCGCATGAAGTTATTCGCGGTAGACTGGCTGTAGTCGACATTATCCCGCAGCCAGTTCCCCCATTCTCCGTGGGGCACCAGTTCCTTGGCCTCACTTAGCCTCTTGCCGATTTCTACCGCACTGCGGAGCACGATCTCCCTGGCCTGCGCATCGATGCCGCGTATCTCGGCTGCGATAATGTCCGCCGTTCTCGTCGATAGCTGCGTCATACGGCTACCCCCTTGACTTTAATTGGCTTTTTCTTTTTAAGCTTCACAGAAATGAACCGATCGACGAAATCCCTTACTTCCGGTGTCATTGAGCAATTTTCATAACCGCGACACTGAAAAACTTGACCTCCCGAAACCTCCATAGTGTAAAAAGGCTTATCTGGTTCAGAGACCCGGCGGATAAAGAGCAGGTCACATTTTCCGTCTGCATAGTTCTTTGCGTAACCTCCGACACAATGGCTTAGTTCTTTCCCTTCTCGGAACAGCTCCACGCTAGTCATTGCTGGCCGAATAACTAACCCGTTATATTCAAATTGATATAACTTATTAAGCTTTTCCAGTCGATTGGCGATCCGAATGTTCAGAGCCCTGTCCTCTTTATACTTCACTTTCTCGAGTGTCTTCTGATGCGCCGAATGAAGGTCATTCGGGTAACATACCGCTTGAGATGCCATATCCATCCCAAGCTTCTTGCAATCGTTGAGATAATCTCTCCAGTCACGCAATACAGAAGATGCGCTGGAGTAATATTTACTAGCTCCCGGCCGTTCCAATTGTTTGAGTATATATTTAATGGCTTGATTGACAGTATGGGAAATACCCAATGACTTGAGGCTGTCCTGATTCTCTTCGAATGTAAGATCTCTAAGCTTGTTTGCTTGGTCAAATGAAACATTTATGCCTTTCTTTCTATAAAATCGGTAGCTATGAAGCATCAAAGGTATGTTTGTAGTGTTGACGGTTCGCATCTCCCGAATCTCTTGCTTAGAGAGCTTGAACACTTTCTCCATTGTTGCACCCCGCCAGTTAATGGCGTTGTAGGTATAGTGGCCGTTAATTTTCGCCTCAATAAGACTCGATAGGCCCAACTTAACAAGATACTCTATGCATGGATATTTCGCGGCCAGCGCAAAAAATTTCACAAGATCCGTTCTCGGCTCGCCTGCACGGCGTTCATAAGAAAACAACCCACAATAGTCCACCTCACCTTCGCGCCGGTGAGTCAACATTTCCTCCCAGCCGCTGTATTGAAATGGTGTCCCATGAACGGCCTCGCGTACATTTTCCTTATCTAAATAGAATGGGGGCCGCCTCATAGCATTTGACAGTTCAGTGATGATAGAGCTCGGGCTATAAAAATGATTGCCCCAAGGATGGCGTCGCCTCATATGAGCTTCGCCGAAGCGAGCCTTTCCTTTTGCTTTTGGATCCCCAGGAATAAAGAGATATTCCGCTTGCACATAAAACTGCGTGTTTACTTCCCTATAATCTCCTGTGTAATCCCGCTTTACATATATGCCGTGAGCTACTACTGCCTTGGGATTAATGAGTGACTTGTCATACCAGACTAAATAAGCATCATCAATTAGCCGGCTTCTCCCTCTCCCACTCGCCTTAACCGTACAGAACGATCCGCATTTCTCGCACATCTCCGTTTTTCCGTGGCGAAAACCTTTGGTCAGGTACTCTTTTTTACAATGGGTACAGTAGCCATATTGGAAACCACCCATTCGACGAGTAAAGATATAGCGGCTATCTCGTAAAGCCACATCAACAACATAAGTGTTTAACTCATCGCTAACCTGATTAGGCAGGTGGGCTGCAAAGTCTTTTGACATCTTCGCCCCTCCTTACTTCAACAACTCATCAAGATCGACATCGAAGTCATCAACGACAGGTATCTCCACTTTTGCCGGAGCCGCTGGCACGACCGAGGCCGCGTCTGTCGACTTAATGCCGTAGTACTCGAACACAACGGCGAAGCCTTCCTGTGGTGTAAGCATGGCCACGTTGCCTTTACGCTTCTTCTCTGCGGCCTTGCGCATGGCTTCCAGACTCTTCCCGATCGACTTTTCCTTGGCCATAATCTTGTCAGCATCTCCAGGGTGCGCATCGATATAGTTAAGCAGGTATTGCCCAACAAACTGCACGTAATCATTATCCTTAGCTCCGGCCATCTCTGCCTGGAGCTTTGCTTTTGCCTGTTCTAGCATCCCAGTTCCTCCTATCAGTCCTTTTGATAGAAATCACACTCAAAGCCCGCAGCCTGGAGTGGCAGCCCTGGCGCCCAATCAATCGGCCGCCCCATAATCTCCGTAACATGCTCCACGGATCCAGTGCCTACCGGCACATCCAGTACAACCTCGTCATGCACATGCATCACAATCTCGTATCCTTCCGCAGCGAGCCGTGTCATCGCGACGGCCAGGCAATCCCGTGCAATCGCTTGGACCAGATTCTCCACCAGTCGGCCGCCATACGTTCGGTGCGACATCCACTTTTTCTTGACCTGGTCCATGCCGTCGAAGACGATGCCATCCTTGCCGAAATTCGGATCCGGCTTGATTCGCGGATTCACGTATGCCAGGCTGCGGCCGCTCGGAAGATCCGCGAACAACATGCCCGCCTCGTAGCGGTACTGAACCCCGTGCGCCAGCTTGACGGCCGTCTTCTCTCGTACAGCGGTTACAGCGGCTTCCTCGGCTTTGTACCAGAGCCTTCTTATATTCGGGTTCGCGTCCCTCCATTGCTTGACAAGGCGCGGATAATCGTCCGGGTCAATCTCCTTTTTTGAGTCCATAGCAGCCATTGCATTCGGGCCGCCTTGGTAACCACAAGCCAGTACAGCTACTTTACCGGGTGCACGATATCTATAGTTTTCATGCCCTTTGACAATCGTCTCGAACGGTATTCCAAACATCTGCGACGCCGTGGCTTCGTATATCTTGCCGTGGCCACGGAAGACTTCCAGGACCCATTGCTCATCTGCCAGCCAGGCAACGACGCGAGCCTCGATAGCTGAAAAGTCACTGACGATGAAGCGACAGCCCGCCGCCGGGATGAATGCGGTACGGATGAGCTGGGACAGTACAAAAGGCGGCGCGCCGTAGAGCATCTCAAGCAGTTCGAAGTCACCGCTGCGCAGCGTCTCCCGTGCCAGCGTCAGGTCTTCGATTTTGTTCTGCGGCAGGTTCTGAACTTGGATGAGCCTCCCCGCCCAGCGCCATGTCCGGTTGGCACCGCAGAATTGCAGCAGCCCCCGGGCGCGGCCGTCACTGCAGATCGACCGATGCATGGCGTTGTATTTGTCCACGCTCGTCTTGCCCATCTCCTGCCGGAGCTCCAACGCTCGGCTTGTCTCGTCATCCGGCGCCGCATCCAGCAGCGCAGGCATATGCTCCTTCGCAAGACTCCCCGCCTCCAGGCCGTGCTCTGCAAGCCATGCCTTGAGCTGCACGTCGCTATTCGGGTTGTCCAACCCGGTCAGCTCCTTGGCCTCTTCTGTCAATCGCGCCCCATATTCTGCATCACAGGCGATAGCTGCATTGAAGAGCTCAGGATCCAGATGGACTCCCCGATCGTTGATTTGTTGGTCCAACGCCCACAGGTGCCACTCGTGTACTGGCACGGGGAAGCGCTCCAGCTTACGGCGGATCGCTCTTTCAACGACAACGTCCTGCCTGTTGTATTCGATATACTGCTGCCATTTCTCAGGATCATGGTGCGGATAGTTTCGAGTCCGTTTCCCGTTAGCCTTTGTCGGCTTACACGGTACGGAGAAGTACTTAATCAACGCCTTGCCCTTAGCGTCCTTCTGGGCCGAGAGTTTCAGCACGTCGGCCACTCCTTCCAGATACCCCGGCAACCCCAGCGTCAGCGCGTGAACAGCTGTGCATCGCCAATAATCCGGGTTGCAATCAATGCCGAAATACCGGGAGAGCGCTGTCCGCTCAAATCCAGCATTAAATGCCGTCTTGATTACGTCGGAGCGCAAAGCATCCATTACATCCTTCGGGACGTCCTCGAACGCGGTCAGGTCGATAACTTCAACCGGATCGTCGTCAAAGGCGAAGCCGAACAACAGAATCTCGAAATCTGGCGCTTCTACATATCGATGAACGCCGCACTTCTTTAGGTCCACACTGCTGAACGTTTCAAGGTCGATTTGCAGGACAGTCATGGCTGGCGTCGGCTCTCATCCGAAAGGCTTGATAGTGAAGAAGGGCTTATCTTGTCTTTGACCACCTGCTCTAACTCTTGAATTCTATATGCCATTGCCAAAATCAGATTATCACCAACAAGGTTCCGCCATTCTTCCCCGTATCGAAGCGCTTTGAAGATATTTTTTGACCAATCGATAACGATCTCGTATTTTTCATTCACCGTTACACGCTCTTCTTGCACAGGTCTCAACCTCCCGAAAATATTGATAGGAAAGGGGATCCATTACTGAATCCCCTAAAAATGCACTAGCCTAAAAAATCCTCGTCGTCGTCAACGTCATCGATGTCGAAATCCTCATCGCCAAAGTCATCATTTACGCTGCTACGGCCGCCCAGGAAGTCACCATCCTGCACTTTCACGATGTTGTTCAAGCCAGCAGCGATACCCTTATTCCCTTTCGTGTCGAAAAGATAGAAGTTGACAGACACCTTAGCGTAGCAGCCGCTATAAACCTCTGTTGTGTCAGTAATCTCCTGAAACTTCGTTTTTCCATCGGAGCCTTTCCCGATCGGCTTGGCAATACCCGGTTTGTTCTTGCTAGATGCGTTGAAGAAATAATGGCCAGCATAAGCCTCGTCATCCGGGCGTTCCTCATCCCCATCCCGAAGCGGTGTATGGAATTTAGCCGGAAGTTTCCCGTTATACTTCGCTTTTGCCTGCTCTTTCAGCAGGTCGGTGGCAGCCTTAATTTTGCGCAATGTCTCCTTATCATCTTTTGGGATCAAAATCGAAACGCTATATTTCGGGTCTCCCCCGTCAACAGATTGCGGTTCCCAAACATTCGCATAGCTCAGACGTACCTTGCCCGTAATTACCTTTGTTGATTGGTTATCAATTGTCATTTGCACATTTCCCCTTTTCATTGATTTGAAAGTTGCTACAGGCCATTTGCCTGAAGTCATCATGTCCACGTGGTAATCCGCTATTTCACCCATTAGCTACACCTCAAACCCCACGTCGGCAAACTCATCTTCCAAGCTGTTCAACTCCGCGCGTGGGTCCGTCTCCGGAACAAGCACTGGTTTACCGGGCGGCTTAATAATCAGTTCGTCCAGGAGCTTTGCCAGCTCTTTCTTGCCGATCCGTTTCTCCAGCTCGCCGATGCCGCGAAGCTCCCGCGGTTTGAGATATTTGTCCGGCTCCAAGTTCGCCTCTTCAAGAGTCTTCCAAGCTACGTCTTTGTCAGAAATGACCCTATTGCTCCGGCCTTCAACAAGCTTCCATTGCGGGATCCGCTTCCCAACTTTCGCCTGTTCGAAGGCATAGTCAGCGACATCCTTCGCCCACGCTTGCAACTGCTCGGCAACAAAAAGAATCGATCCGATTTCTTCATTAGAAAGCAATGCCGGATCCTGAAACTCGTAAACCAACGCCTTCATGTTCTCATCAGCACGGGCTCGGCAGTTCCCTTTCACCTTGCACCAGCGGCAGTGGCTGCCTGCCTTAAATCCCCCCTCGCCGGCGTAGGCCAGCGCCGCAGCAGGCTTGACCACAGTCTCCGCCCATTCCAGCAGGCCATCGATTGGCATAGTGTCCGTGCTGACACTATCCAGACGCGGCTGCACAATGGTCATGCGGACCTCTTGAATATCAAACATCCAGTTGTAAGCAGACCAGGCGCCAAGGGCATATAGCCGTATCTGCGGATTACCGACCGCGCTGACCTGTTGGCCTTTCCCGTATTTCAGATCAATTATTTCAAGCACGTCGTCCGATATCAGGACCACGTCACCAGTGCCGTAACCCTCCGGTACCCACTTTGTAAAATCCAGGCGCTCCTCAAGTGAAACGATGGCATCCGAAGATCGGGCCTTTGCCTCCAAAAAGCGTTCTTCGACAAAGTCAACATATTCCTGGACAGCGTTCTCCATTTCTGCATTGTAATATTGGTTAACCGCTATAAAAAACTGCAATCCTGCTTCCAATTCGGCTCGACGTTTGGAATTGCACGGTTTTATGCTACGGCTCAGCTTCAACTCAGCAAGCTCATGCGCCGCTGTCCCCTCGTCTGCGTACTCGCTGCGCTTATCTTCTATGTGCTCACAAAGCCGGGCACTCGGCGGGCAGTTGATCCACCGTTCAGCCCCTGATCCTCCGAGTAAGGCGTGATCACGTTCAGCATGCGCCGGCTGTGTCATAGTGCTTTTAATCGTGCCAGGAACGCCGCCCGCTGCTCTTCTTGTACTGCGGTAATGTTCTTACTGCCAAACTCGTCAAGCAGAGCCTTTACGGCTTTCTTCCCTTCTACCGTCTTGCCCTTAGCAGCAGCGACCTCTCGCAGCTCCTCCACAGTAGGAATGTCTTCTCCCCCGTCGCTACCTTCCTCCTCGGTGACATCTGGCTTTTCTGGTTCCTCCTGCTTCTTCGCCGCCTCCGCTTTTGCGGTGCGCTGGCGTTTAGGTTTCTCCTCCTGGACCGGGGCAGCTTCGAAGGTGGATACCTTTTGCCCCGAGATAGCTGCAGCTAAGACAGAAAGCTCCTGAATGGATTCGGCAGCATCGGCGCCGTTGATCGTGATTTGTACAGGCATGATAAGTCCTCCTATGATAAAATGATGAAGTGTGATACAATGGCGGTGAAAAATGTGTTTTCTTTGTAGCTCCGCGCGGCTCCTACCCCGCTTGGAGCTGTTTTTCATTTTCTAGACTGTCTTTAGCCCGTCGGTATTGCTGGCGGTACATCTCTCGAGCCCGGCTGCATTGTGTTGTATCCCGCAGCTGTAGCAAGTTACCCAGACTACGAAGGCGTTGCTTTCTCGACATGTCCACTCACCTCCTTATCAGAATCACAGGTAAGGAATATTCATATGGCTTCGTCCTCCCTTACATCGTTGGTTGTTCCTTCAGCCACTGCTCCAGGAAACTCCGTGTTTCCCTTGCCGGAAACAGCCATTTTGTTCTCACCTTCCTTTTTGGGAAACGGGAGTCGAAGAAGAAGGTATCCTGAATGAAGTTCCAGCTCATACACGTTCGCCGCTGTAACTCCGCCGAGTCCCAGAATACATACTCACCGTCTACTTCCTTGAGAAACGCTTCGATTTTTTCACGACACATTTCTTTAACATGAGATTCATCAACTTGAACCGTTACCAGGCTCATGACGCGGCCTCCCTTTCTATTATTGGGAGGATCCCTTCTTGTTTAAGTAGGTCGTAGATGAAAAGCCGTCCTTTTTGGGTCCATTTAGTGCTTACACGCGATTTATCAGCGTCGATGACATGTGTAGTTGTCTGCGTGTAACCTTTATCCTGGTATTTCGCGTAGAGCAGCCAGATGTCGCCTTGCTTGTATTGAACGCCAAGCTCATATAATTTCTGATTGAGAGCTCTAGCACTCAAGCCGTAATCCTTAGCGATTTTAGATACTGACAATAAAGATTTGTTTTGCAGTACCATGTCATAATAGGAAGCTTTCGGCTGCAACTCATGGACCTGCTGTGTAAGTACGAGGTTATCAGTCGTCAAGGCTGCTACCTTTCTTTCGAGGTACTCGTGAGCCCGCTTAATGACCATTTCCGGACTGTTCCATCTACGCTCCAGCTCAAGGAAATACTGCCGGGCTTGCTTCCCCTTCTCATTGCGCTGAATCATGGATATTTCCTTGGCCATCTCGATTTTGATGTGGTGGTCAATGTAGGTTGATTCATTGCCTTGAGCTGTTACTCTTTTTTGAGTAACAGTTACGAAGTCGATGCTTTCAGTAAATCCGTATTCAATCATGCGTACAATCCAATCGTTATAGCGAGTTTTAACCTCTAAAAACTCATGAAGATCGCGACCACTCACAAGCAGATTACCCTGCTCATTCGATTGCGTTGGAATCAAATCGTTCATTGATTTAGCTCGCTTTCCATGCCGAGCATTTTTGCGATTGCCGGCTTATACTTCTTTCCTTTCCTCGTGCCTTTGAAGATTTCCGAGACATACGTACAGGAAATACCTAACTCCCTTGCGATGTGAACCATCTTGATGTCCTTTTGAAGCATGATTTTTCTGGCTTCTGCTCCGAACTCAGTGTAGTGCGGCATTTTTCCTAACCTCCTTGTAAAAGTTTGTAAAAATAACAGCTTAATTGTTGACATCAAGTCGCAAATGTACTACCATTGTGAAAAAGGCATAACCAAATAATAATCGTTGGGGGACGATTTTTTAAAAGTGGGTTATGAACCCTCTGGTTTTTTGTTGCCTTTTTCGCCTTAGATTAAGCTGTTGACAATAGTATAGTGCTATATTTCCTACCTGTCAATATATAAGTGCTAAATTTAAGACTTTGATGTAAAGGAGTTTGAGTTATGTCTTTAGTAAGACGTATTCAAGAATTATGTGGTAGTAAAAACACTACCCTGATTGGATTAGAAAGGGAGATTGGGCTTGGTAGAGGAACTATCCGTAATTGGGATAAAAATTCCCCTTCAATTGATAAAGTACAGAAAGTGGCTGAATACTTTGGTGTCTCTGCTGATTACTTGCTTTACGGGTTCAATAAAGGCGAGTTCACTTCACTTATTAACTTGGTTAGGTATAAAAGATCTATAAAAGAGTTTTCCTTAGATACAGGCATAGATGAGTATTATTTAAATAGGCTTTGTTCGGGTATCGAGTACACGCAGCCTACCATTGATATCGTTTTGAATATCGCAATCAGCAACGACAACGACTGGTTAGTTGATGCCGAATCACTTTTTAAAGCGGCGGGGTACGACCTAAAAGAAATAAGTGGCGATTTACTAACGGATGTACCTCTAGAATTACTGCATCATTACCAAGAGCAGGGCATGTCTGAAACCAAAATGGCGATAGCTTATGCAAAATTCAGAAAAGCTGAGTTAAGAGACGCAATGTCAGAGCCAAGCTATGAGGAGGATATAAATAACGACATCCATACCATCGCTGCCCACCACGACGGAGAAGAATGGACAGAGGAAGAGCTCGAAGAAATTGAGCGATTCAAAGAATTTATCCGCATGAAGAGAGCAAAAGACAAGCAGGAGTGATGTCATGGCATATGAGTTGCTACTGAGAGAGGCGGAACAACAAGGGGTTGACGTGTACGAACTCCCCCTAAAAGGTGGGTTAAAGGGTCTGTACCACAGGAATGCTATTTGCATAAACCGCCGTCTCTCTCGAATAACAGAAAAAACTTGCATCCTTGCCGAGGAGTTAGGGCATTACCATACATCGGCCGGTAACATATTGGATCAATCGGATGTACGCAACCGAAAACAAGAGCAGCGGGCACGTAGCTGGGCATATGAAAGGCTCGTCCCACTAAACACCATTGTACAAGCCCACCGACTAGGGGTCCGTAATCGCTTTGAGCTCGCCGAATACCTCAATGTGACTGAGGAGTTTCTTGAGTCGGTCTTAAAGCGGTATCAAGAAAAATATGGATTATGTGTCCCCGTTGGTAAGTACACCGTCTGCTTTGAACCACTAGGCGTCATAGAATTTTTCGAGTAACCTTCGCGCTTTCTCAGCCGTAAGGCTGTTTAACATACATATAAAACCGAACGCACGTTCCGAGAAAGGAGAATAGTTACAATGGCATCTTTCAGAAAACGCGGCGAAACTTGGGAGTACCGAATAACTTACACCGATCGCCGTACTGGGAAACGAAGGGAGAAAACGAAGGGGGGATTCCTTACCAAGAAAAAGGCTCAACTCGCAGCGGCAAAGGAAGAATTGAAAATCGATCAATTCGGGTTCGCCGAAAATGGGGATCAAAATGTGAAAGAGTACATGGAACAATGGCTCGAAGTATTTAAAAAGCCTGCAGTGAAAATCAACACATATCTCCTTCAGGAACGAAATGTTCGCTTAAACATAATCCCGCGATGGGGCAATTATCAACTTAAAGAGATCACTCGTGTTGAAGTTCAAAAATGGGTTAACGAATTAAGGGACCACTATAGCGAAGGGACCACAAGGAGGATTGTCAGCATTTTGTCCTGCGCGATTGATAATGCAGTTCATGACTTCGGGATCCTACGCGAAAACCCGATCAAGAAAATCAAGGTAACAAAAGACGAATCCGAGGACAAGGATAAGATTAAATATTTTACCGTCAAAGAGTTAGATAAATTCCTCGCGGCATGTGTACCCATCGCAAAAAGCAAATACGGGCATATGAGAAAATATCAAGCCTTGTTCGGGTTGATCTCCAGAACCGGTTTGCGGATCGGCGAAGCTCTGGCTTTAACTTGGGATGATTTTGATTTGAAAGCCGGAACGGTATCCGTCTCGAAAACCTTGACATATCCGCTTAACTCCGATCCACGAGTGACTACTCCAAAAACGAAGAAAAGTAATCGAACAATCAAAATTGATGACGGAACTGTCGAACTGATGAAGAAACATCGCGTGAACATGGCCGAAACCATATTGATGTACCCTAACTTTAAAAAGTCTGACAGGGATCTCGTTTTTCATCAAGAAGATGGCCGGTGGCTGAGAATAAACGTAGTTCGTGAGTATATGAAGGAAGTTTGCAAGCGCGTAGGCTTGCCGTTACTCTCTCCCCATGCTCTCCGGCATTCCCACGCCGTGCATCTGTTGGAAGCTGGAGCAACGATAAAATACGTCGCGGAGCGCCTCGGTCACTCCTCAATCAAGACAACCGAAAGGTATTTACACGTGACCAAGAAAATAGAAAAAGACGCACTTGACCTGTATGCCCGTTATCTTGCGAGATAAATGCGTGGGCAAAACATGGGCAAGTGCGCCCCAATTACTCTAAATACCGCGTAGCATAAAGGTTACCCGATACTGCCTTCCATTTCCAACTTAATGAGACGGTTCATCTCTACCGCATATTCCATCGGCAATTCCTTCGTGAACGGCTCAATGAAGCCCATGACGATCATTTGGGTCGCTTCGTCTTCCGTCAATCCGCGGCTCATCAGATAGAACAGCTGATCCTCCGACACTTTGGATACGGTCGCCTCATGCTCCAATTGAATGTTGTCATTCATGACTTCGTTATACGGAATCGTATCGGACGTGGATTGATTATCCATGATGAGGGTGTCGCATTTGACATTGGCCTTGGAGCCTTCGGAATTCCGGCCGAAGGACGCGATGCCGCGATACGTTACTTTGCCGCCGTGCTTCGAGATCGACTTGGATACAATCGTCGATGTCGTGTCTGGCGCCAGATGCAGCATTTTCGCGCCTGCATCCTGGTGCTGGCCTTTGCCCGCTACCGCGATGGACAATACCGAGCCTTTGGCTCCGCGTCCTTTCAAAATAACGGCAGGGTACTTCATCGTCAGCTTGGAGCCGATGTTGCCATCCACCCATTCCATGTTCGCGTTCTCTTCGCATACCGCACGCTTCGTAACCAGGTTGTAAATATTCGGTGCCCAGTTCTGAATCGTCGTATAGCGAACGCGGGCATTCTTCTTCACAATAATCTCGACGACCGCGCTATGCAGCGAGTTCGTGCTGTAGATAGGAGCCGTGCAGCCTTCTACATAGTGCACGAAGCTGTCTTCGTCGGCGATGATGAGCGTACGCTCGAATTGCCCCATGTTCTCGGAGTTGATGCGGAAATACGCCTGCAGCGGGATTTCGCATTTGACTCCCTTCGGTACATAGATGAAGCTGCCACCGGACCATACCGCGCTGTTCAACGCAGCGAACTTGTTGTCCGCCGGAGGAACGACCGTGCCGAAGTGCTCCTTGAAAATTTCCGGATGCTCGCGCAGGGCCGAGTCGGTATCCATGAAGATAACGCCTTGCTCTTCGAGATCCTTTTGCATGCTGTGGTAGACGACTTCGGATTCATACTGCGCGGATACGCCGGCCAGGAACTTCTGCTCCGCTTCCGGAATTCCCAGCTTATCGAACGTCTCCTTAATCTCCGCCGGCACTTCCTCCCACGTCTTGCCTTGCTTCTCGGAAGGACGAACATAATATTGAATATCATCGAAATCCAATTCATCCAGGTCGCCGCCCCAACGCGGAAGCGGCATCTTCTCAAATTGCTTCAGCGACTTCAAGCGGAAATCGAGCATCCATTCCGGTTCATTTTTAATCTTCGAGATTTCCCGAACGATTTCCGGAGTCAATCCTTTGCCGGATTGGAAAATGGATTGGTGATTATCGCGAAAGCCATATTTATATTCCTCAAGTTCTGGCATTTCTTTCGCCAT